ACGAATGGCGGAACTGCGAGAAATGCAATGGCGACTTATGAAGTGACTTGCGAGCTAATAGTGCAGCGCACCGTGTGGGTCGAGGCCAAGCACGGCGTCGAAGCAGAATTATTAGCCCAACAGATAATCTCTAAATCAATGGGCGTAAAAGAAACAGAGATAGTGGTCGTTAACGCAACACGGGAAACAACCCACCCATATCAATTTAAGTTAGGACCAGAAAACAAATGAACGAACGTGACATGGAACGTATGTTAGACGAGGTATTCGCAAAAGTATTTGGGGAGCGTTGGTAATGTCAAACATAGCTAACTTCGAAAGCAGCCTCAAACTAATGAAACTAACAGCTAAAGCCGAAAACTCCCTAGCAAGAAGAGTATGGCTCGGTACGCCGCCCGCAAACCTCGGTAAACCCAGAGTAAGCAAAATACCGCCAAAAGCCGCTATGATCGAAGAGTTAATGCAAAATGGGTTTACTCGACAAGAAGTAGCCCAAAGAATGAGCATGAGGTATGAAAGCATCTCAGGCTATGTAAATAGATACAACTTAAAGGCGTAATCGTGTGGGTGGCCGTTGATATGCAAGTCGTTTGGCGCAGTCTGGTAGCAACGCAACCAACAAAAATAACCGCCATTACTATGACTAAGTCGATTTTTCTTAGATGAAACCACCCACAGGAATAACATAAATCACGCTAACGACGTTAGCAACAAGTTTGAAGGGAAAAATAATGGATGAAGACGCAATAGAAAAACTACTGGAAAAATTTCCAAGCCAAATATCGCCCCCAGAGCTAACCGCACTAATAGCTAATATCGTCAATATGTACGGCTTTCCACACCTCTGGCCCATGCTAGCACTGCAAATAACAGACCTACTGCACGAACACTCCGTAGTTTGCGAAGCCGTGGAAGATGCTGAAGACTTTATGAACAAAATAAAAAAAGGCAAAATGAACTGATGGACGATGAAAGACTTATCGACGTAGTAAAAGAAATACAAAGACTGCGGGCATTAATCTCAGATAAACAATGGGAAGACCGCGATTCAACCCTCGAAAACCGCCGACTGCAATACTTCGAAAAACTGGCAAGGCAGGGAGAAAGCCATGAACCTAAATTCTGAAAGATTAACCCCGTTTCAAGAAAACGAACTGCAATGGTTAAAACAACAGGTGGACCGTCTGCAAGACGACAAATACAAAACAAACGAAGAGCGCGATATTCAAAAAATAAACCTCGAACGTAACCTATGGATCGCAAGAGAAGAACTAAACGTATTTGTTAAGAACCTAAGAGAAGCAGGCAAAAAGATATGATAATTGACATCTCACTCAACATCGGAAAAATGAAATTCGACGACGCACTAAAAGCCACAAAATACGGAGATACAATAATCTATCATGTCGGAGAGTATGCAGGGGGGAAACATAAGCACGATGCCCTCGCAGCATCCGCTGGTGGACTCGTGGCGCTGGTCCAGAAAAAACTTGGCAAAAAAAAGTTTCAATACCTAGCCCAAAGGTCACAGAAAAAGTTTGGGCAGTAGACATTATCCCAGAGTTATTAAACCCCGTAGCCGTGATAACGCTGCGGGGTTTTCGCGTCGATACCACAGTGCTACTACTCCTCCTCAAAGATCAGAGAACGCGGTCCGCGGAACTTAATTAACGCCGTTACTGTATATAGGCTGAAAAATAAAAAAAATAAAAAAAGTATTTTCAAGCCGTAACCCCCGTAACTTATGTAACTTGACCTTTAACAGTATATATATAAAGAATAATTTTGGTTACATAAGTGGTTACACTATGAAGGTAGTAAAATGTAACCAAAGAGGTAGTTCTTAAACAGCTAAAATGCCTAATGGGGGGGTGGGAGTTTTTTTTATAAAAATATTTTTCTGGCCTATATAACAGTAACGGGTATAACGGTGGTATAAGAGTTTATCAGATAGCTGTTGAGAGAGGCCCGCATGACTGAAGAAACTACTGGCCCCAAAAAAAGAGGTCGCCCCGTTAAGAAAACAAAATACGGCAGCATCCCTTCGCCTCTCCAAATAAAAGAGCGGGCAGTGCCCAAACATAACAAGCTTGTTGATCCTGATAGCCCCCGGCCTGATCCCAGAGGCCGCAAACGTATTTCTGTGAATACTAAGCTTACCCGTAAGCAAGAGCTTTTTGTTAAAGAGTTGGTAAGCAACGATGGATTAATTACTTTTAAGGATGCTGCGATAAACGCGGGCTATCCAGAGAGCTCTGCTCACACCCGTGCTTATGAATTAACCAACCCACATAAATGTCCTCACGTTGTTGCTGCAATTAAATCTTATCGTGCCGAGCTGGACGCTAAGTTTGATATCAATTACGGTCGCCACATAAGAGACCTACAGAAAATCCGAGATCTGGCTTTGGAAAACGGGGCTTACTCCGCAGCCGTCCAAGCCGAGTATCGAAGGGGCCAAGCGCAGGGTGATATATACGTTAGCAAATCAGAGATACGGCATGGTAGTATCGACAGCATGAGCAAAGATGAAGTTTTGAAAGCTTTGAGCGATTTAAAGGATGGATATGGCGAAAGCGTTATCGACATCACCCCAACTGAGGATGACGACTGAAGCGGGCTTATATCGACAACTAAAAACCGCTAACAAGTCTCGCCGCAATTGGGTGCTAACAAGAATAGAAAATTGGGTTGGTCAGGGCATCCCCGATTTATTGGCCTGTGATGAGTTTGGCGGTCTACATTTTGTAGAATTAAAGTTTTGTAAAGCTAACGCCGTTAATTTAAGCCCGCATCAAGTTGCGTGGCTCACACGGCACCGTAAGAGCAGCAGTTGGGTTTTGGTTAAGCAGCAGGCCCGAGCGGACGTTAAGGCCTCTATGCACCTTTACAGCGCCTCTCAGGCTATATCGCTTGCGGAGGATGGGTTGAAAACCCCCGCGGTTGGCTCGTTTGAACATCCTTTTGATTGGAACGCTGTTTTTCAGTTGATCTCTCCCATATAATCGCATAGGCTTATAAAACGTAAACCAATTGGAGATTGTACTATGACAGATAAAAAACCCCTGACACCGTCCGAACGCATCCGCCACAATTTGGGCGCGTTTCAAATGTTCTTGATGGCTGGGCGTGATGAGGGCGCGCAAAAAATGTTGGCGGATTTATATACGCTAGCCGATGAAATGGAGGCCGCTTGATGTTTATCTTTAGTTTTTTGGGCCGTTTATTATATGGCAAAGATTATGACCAATTGAGCCACCGGGCGAGTAAACCCCGGAGGCAAAAGCGTAGGAGATAAAACTTTCTAAAATTTAAGCTTGCATTATATGCGATAATATAAGATAGTAGGGCAGGGGCAATCCTGCCCTTTTACTTTTGGAGAATGTAAAACATGGCACATAATATTGAAAACAGCAAAAATACCCTTACCGCACTGATGCAAAAAGTGCAGGACCAAGCCGCCCGCGCTGCTGATTATCTGGCCCCAACAAACGATTTGCAGAAAACCACCACGCTGGACGGTAAGCCGCAAATTGTTATTGAGGCCAGCCGCGGTGAACCCACAAAGCGTTTTGATATAAACGATACAGCCTTTGGGCAAATCGCCACCCATGCCGGGATCGATACCCGGACGGCCCGACGTTTGCAGGCTAGCTACCCGCGTGAATTTGACGATTTAACAAATGCAATCTGGCAAAAAGAGCCTACGCGTCGCATGGTCCGGACGCACTTGGCTTCCGATCCAATGGGTTCATCTACTGATGGCACGGTGCGCGCTTTTGTTTCTGATAAGTTTAAGACGTTTGATAACGTCAATTTGTTAGAAGCTTGCCTGCCCCAATTGATCGACAACCCGGCGCAGTTTCAGGTTGTGTCCGCGGATGTTTCCGAAAAGCGCTTATATTTGCGTCTTAAATCTTTGGAACAATTAGGCACTGGTGCCAATGTTGGCGATCATATGGCAAATGGAATTGGCTTTGGAAATTCTGAAGTCGGTGCGGGCTCGGTTGCGGTTTATCAAATCGCTTGGACTTTGGCTTGCTTAAACGGAATGCAAACCCAAAACAAAACCCGGTCTAGCCATATCACAAG